AGGCTGAAAAGATATACGACGGCTCCATAGCACCCGATATCATCTCTAAAACGACTGCCGAGTCCGTGGGGACGTCTACAGAGCCTCTACGGTTCTCCGACGTTGACCTGGAAGAACGCAAACTGTCGTATGGACGGAGCGGATACGCCCTACAGTTCATGCTGAATCCTCGCTTATCCGACGCTGATCGATACCCTTTGAAGATAAACGACTTGATCGTGAACGACGTGGACGACGACGTCGGACCCGAAAAGATAACGTACGCCAGCAGTCCCGACTACGTTGTGGACAACACCATCCCGAACGTCGGGTTCAACGGCGACCGCTTCTTTAGACCCATGTCCGTCGGGGAACAAATACCGTACACCGGTTCCGTGATGAGCATCGACCCTAGTGGACGCGGTAGAGACGAAACGTCTTATGCGGTCGTAAAGATGCTCAACGGTCAACTGTTCGTTCCCGCTTGTAACGGCTTAAAGGGCGGTTACTCCGAGAACACTCTTAAAGAACTGGCTATGATCGCCGCTCGTTATAACGTTAATAAGATCATTGTGGAGTCCAATATGGGGGACGGTATGTTTACGGAACTATTCAAACCCTTGTTAAGGAACGTTCATCCCGTCAGCGTGGAAGAAGTACGCCATAGCCAACAAAAGGAACGACGTATCATAGATACGCTGGAACCGGTTATGAACCGCCATAAGCTTATCTTCGACCCGGTCGTCATCAAAGATGACTACAGGTCCGCTTTGGCGTACCCTATAGAACAACAAACCCGCTATATGCTCTTTTACCAGCTGAGTCGGATAACAAAGGATAAAGGGTCGCTGTTACAGGATGACCGATTGGATGCCCTCGCTATGGCCGTAGCCTATTGGGTAGAACAAATGGCTCAAGACGCAGACGTTAAGATAGATGAACGAAAAGCGGACGCTCTTAAAGCGGAACTAGAGTCGTTTATAACGGCTACCGTGGGGGGATCTAAAAGTAAACAGACGCTGTGGATGTAGTTTTACCGTTTAAAGCGTCGTTCGCTGCCCGTTATGTACGCCGAAGGAGCGAAGCTACTGAGGGGTTAAAACAGTAACGCCCAAGCGAATGAGGTTTTAAACTAAACAACAGGTTACGATACGGCTTATTAGAACTTTATAGCGACTATTGAGCGACTGAAGGGCTATAGGGCTGTTCAAGCGTCGTTATAACGGGGACTCCTAAAGAAGTATTATAACCGACATTTTCAAACGTCAACCCTAAATGTTAAATAAGTAGATAGACGAAGGCTCTTAGGCGGACGTTTATCAAGCGCGGAAATTCCGTTGCCTATTAAGCGATGAAGTTACAACATAAGTTATTTACATGGACTACCACCAACAGACGGACGCTTTAACGTACGACATTATGAACGTCCTTAATCGTTACCGGGAAGAGTTCGACCTTAACCATCAAACCATAGTCGGCGTCCTGGAGTTCGTTAAGCTCGACCTGATGACCGACGGTGTGTGCTTTGTTGCGGATCTCGACGATGACGATGATGACGACGACGATGATAACGACGCTGAATCGTGGGGCTTCAAGGCCGACTAGTACGACGCTTCAAAAGGTTTAGTTGAAAATTCGTTAAGGGGTTACGCTATATACGGCAGCGTCGCTTTCCCCCGGCACCGGGTCGCTTTTTTCGAGCCACGGGCACGGTATGGCGTCACAGAATAGACGTAAGCCTTATGTATACTGAACGCACAAAGGATATTACATCTGATGGCGTAGCTTTCCAGGCTAATAGACGGGGATAGGATGCGTCTTGGTTCGCTTCCAATCTTTTACCCTTTCGTTTGTATTAGATCGTTTTTTGCTCACGTCTCAATAGCGTTGCCAATCGCTCGCCACATCGACGCCTAAAGCGCGTTGCAATCGTTCGCCTATGCCTTGACCTGTAGACGCAAAAAAGCTCGCCTCAGACGTGCCAAGGCGAGCTTTAAAGGTTAGGGTTAAAGAACGTAGCGTTATGCAATGCGCATCATGCCGAAGTAGTGGCCTTTTTTCGGTGTTGCAAAGATAGCGTGCAGAAGTCTTTTCTTTGTCTTTGTCGGACGACTCAACTGGCTACAGTTTTTAACAGTCAATGCGTTGCCGTCTAGACTTGTTTCCGTTTGTAGATAGTTGCTTCCATCTTTACGCAGATAAGTATATCGGAAAAGACAGTATTGTTTGTTTGAATAGGTTTCTAGATAGGTTGCTTGTAATTTCATTGTTTTTATCGTTTCGCAACTAAGTAGATCAAGATCAACCATCCACCGAGCGCACATAGCGGACTAAGGATGATCGACCATTTGGACGTCTTGACGAGTTCGAACCCGTCGCAAGGCTTTTCGTTTTGTTCGTTATTCATAGTTATTAATTAAGTACAAAGCCAAGGTTGTCATTTTTAGCGGAACCCTTTGCAAGCAGTCCAACGACGGACCCTTTACGATCTAAGAAACGTAGGTCATTCTTATCGCCGTCTATGACGTCTTGACCTTGCCACGTCTCCGGTAATTCCGAGCGAAAGACTGCTGCAACGTTCGCGCCGGCTTTAGCTAAACGCTTTGCCTCTTTACCGTTTCGTTCATCGCGTGAGAACGTCAAGTGATAGTTTTCTTCGAGACGTCCGGACAAGTATTTGTCTATACGGTGGGAGCCTTTCGAATAGTCATAGAATGGAGTTTTTGGATACGTCTTGTGTATATCGTACTTCTCCCAAGCAACGTCGCTTGTGCCGTTAAGGCGGACTGCGAGCTTATAGCCTTGTTTCTCAGTCCAAGCGATTGCTTTGCCTATCTCGGATTTGATAGTATCGACAAAGCGCGTTTCGTCCTCTTCAAATAACTTTGTTTTGCGCAATCGTCCTTTAATGACATTCGACATTTTTCCTCGACCTTGTTTGAAGAGGCAAACGTGTTTGCAAATGCCCGCCCATGCACAAAGGTTCTTTGTACCGTACAAGCCGGCGGGAACCAAATAAAGAATAGCAGTTAGCCAGCCGTCCTTTTGTCCCTTGCGTGTTTTGGGATCGCCTCCGATTGCTAATAAGTCGAAGCGCTTTGCTATCGTTTTAGTTTTTGTTTTCATGATCAATTTTTAATGATTCAAGGGTGAATGAGATAATGTCGAATTGAACGCGCGGATTTAAGCCACGTTTCAAACGTTTTAAAGCGCGTTCGATCAATTCTATCTTTTCGTCGCGTGTTGCGCTTTTCTGTAGCCATTCTCTAGTTTTTTTCATGTTGTATCGTTTTAAAGGTTACCACGCGCCAAGTGCGGAAAGGCTCGCTCTGTCTTTTTCAAGGTGGGCAAGTAAGTTTGCAACCGGCGTTAATATCTTATCCATAGCTTGAAACGTTTGCTTTTGGCTATTGTCCCAAAACAACATAGTACCGATTTCAATTTTGTAGGGATTTGCATTGGCTGTAATACTCCACCAAAGCGCGGAAAGAATTTCTATTTTGTTTATGTAGCGCTTAAAATTGTCGTCTTTTAAATCGGCTTTCTTTCTCAGTGCGTCGACCAAGTGCCCTAAACGCTGGTTTGACAGTAGAAAGAAATCATCGTCAAAGACTTCCGGTAATATCTCGCTTACAAAGATTGGGTCGACGTGTTGCGGCAGTCTGTCCCTTGTTACTTTCTTAAAAGCACCGGCAAGCGTATCAATTAGAAGTTTTCTGTTTTTCTTTTCCTTGTTCATTTTATCGTTATTAATTAGGTTTTAATTTTGTGGCCGTCTCTATTGTAACACCTTTGTCAAGTGTCAAACTCGCTAACGTTGCGAATAAGTTTGCCTAATAGCCTTTGCTCGCCGGCCTCGCGCATCACGTCACACGTCCGCCTGGCGTAACGTCACACACGCACCAGGTACGCGCACATGAACCGGTCGGTTTTACGTGGTCGTTACGTGTCCGACGAAACCGACGTTTTGAACGAGACGAGTTCTACGTGTCCGCCGAAACCGAAAACCTACCTACGGTAAAAAGATTGTTGTTGCGTCGTTGCCGGTTTTTTGATGGAAGGACGGCGTTTTAATTATTCACCGACAAACAACGATACTTATGAACGATTACACCTCATTCAAAACTCGATACCGAAACCGTGACGGACAATGGATCGAATCCACCGCAACGAATCTGGAGGAAGCTATGTTGGCTTATCGCAAGCTTTT